GTTTTATCGCCGCGATAGTATTGCGCCGTTGTGCCAGCAGTTATGGCATTTTCTTTATTGTTAAATGTTGTCCAATCCGAGGAGCTTAAAGCGCCTCTATTTGTCGCGCTTGCAGTAGGCAAGTTAAAAGTATGCGTAGCAGTAGCACTTGCAATGTTAAAATCCGTTCCGCTTGTCCCTACTGCAAAGAATTGAACTTGTGCAGTCAGGCCGTTTAACGCAGTCAATCCAGTTGTAAAGGTGGTAATTATCTGACACAAGTGAGGCCCTTCTGTATGTAGGGTAAGTGTTCTACCGCTAGGAGTTACATAGTAACGAACCGCAAGTCTATCAGTCAATGCAAGTACAGTAGTAGGTACTGCAAGCGAAGAGAAATAAGGGGATATTGTTGTACCGAAAGAAATTAACTCAGGGTTTGCACTATTGCTAGCAATCAAAGTAGCCGTACCTCCTGAATTAACCTTGTAAAGCTCTACATAAAAAGTCGGTGAGCCTCCCCCACTTGACGCACTAAAATAACTTTCAAAGTTCCAGTTACCACCTGGAATCTCTAGCAAGTTTGGGTCTCCTGCATCAGTAATAAACGAAGCAATGTATCCGTTTGAGTTTGTAGTAAAGTTAGTACCTGCCCCCAAAATGGGAACTTTATTCATTTCTAAATAAGCAACACCTCCAATAGTACCTTGGCTGACTGATCCGTTTAAATAGTAGCTAACAGATGACCCTCCACCGCTAGACTCAGGGAAGTCAGCCAGAGATCCATCTCCTCGAACATACTGAGCAACTGTTCCTGCACCTGTAACTGCAATCGTTCCGTTAGAAGTCAACGGAGAATTAGCTACCGCAAACGCAGAAGGCATTGTAAGACCTACGGAGTTCAGAGAAGTCCCAGGAGGGTTAACAGGAGGCAATGCCTCACCCTGCTCAACACCTGGGCTACTCGGTGATACACCTGTTCTTACTTTCTTCGCTGAGAAAAACTTACCTGATACGTCTGCCATATTAACTTCCTATTTCGCCTAATCTTGCTAATTCTAATCTCCAACTATTTGCCATTAAATCTACATCCATAGCAATTACCATCCAATAATGTCCATCGTATTCGATGTTCTGATATGGTTTTATTTCTAATGGATCAGCAGCACTTCTAGGCAATGTAAGTATCAATCTAGGGTTTTGTCTACCCTTAATATTGGCTAACTCCTGAAGGAATATCTGAATCAATGGTACTGACTCGACACCATCCCTAGACCAAGCCTGAGAATTTGGATTGCCATATCCAGGTAAGTCGAGCCGTATAGCACTACTTGAGTTTTCGGTATCGACATCACCGATGTTAAATTTGACATCTTCGTAGACATTGGAGTAAGATTCATCGGTTATAAATTTCTCTGATATTTCCTCAGTCGCAAAGGCATCGTTTTCTTCGATTTTAAGCGACATATTTCTGTACCCTACTGTGTACTTGTCTACCGATGCAGAGTTCGTTGTAATGACCTGATATAGCCTTATAATGACATTGCCATCTTCAGGTACAACTACATTGACAATGTCTAGCTTATTCCACGCATACAATGACCCCATTGGAAACTGCATGACTGTAAAGCTAGAACTCCAAGTAAAAGTATCTACACCATCAAAAGCCAAATATTTAGTTCCGATGTTAATCATAACACCTGCATTTGTATTTGGTCTTGGTAGTTCGCCTGAGAATCTAGGTTCAAAGATAAACTCAAGCTGAAAACTCAAAGTATTCGCTAAGTCTTGAGCAATTGGAATACCAGTAAATACTCTTGTAGAATCAAGTTCTATAAATGATATGTTAATATCCCCTGTTCCACTTACAGAGCTTGTGCCCCATATCTTGGCATATTCTCCTAGCGAATCAGATACATATTGTATTCTAGCAGGATTAGTTCCTGTTGGATAGGAGCTAGGCTGACCGCTAGGAATAGAACGAACATAGTTCCATAGCCTTAACTGATAAACTCCTGGGTATGCACTACCTGGTAAATTAAACTCCCAAGAATCAACACTAAATGGCTCCTCATAGATTCCTCCACGAGATGAGTAGTCAAGTACACCAAGTTCCAATATGCCTGTAAACTCTGTGTAAACAGGTCTCCCTGTGCGTTGTCCTGAAGTAAACTTGCAAGAGACATCCATTCCAGGAGTTATTGTAGTAATACCTTCTCTTTCAGCGTCTGTATTGTAGTTAAACAATCTATAAGAATCCTTAGCCAATTCAGGCAATGAGATGATGTAGAACTCGTTTCTCCACAAGAAAACTCTGCAAAGGAAAGGCTTTAGAAGTGAAGTTAGGAATTCTGATATGTAAACAGATGTATTTTCAACAATGCCATTAATTGAAAGATACAAAGGGATAGAACCATCTGTAAATACAGCGTTAGAAGGAATCAATAGTTGTTCAAATACACCATCATTAGTATCTAGCCTAGTCTCGTATATTTCACAAGCCATATTTATTGGCCTTAGCAAAGGAAATGTTTGATTTAATGCCCCAAAGAATCCTCCAACAAATGTGTTTCCTGAGAATCCATCAAAGTACTGCTCATTCACTCTTTTAGAGTCAAATGAATTAAATCCATCAGAAGCAGTAAACTCCATTACTTCTCTGATTCCTACTTCATTAATTGTAAGGGTAGAATTGTTTATGTATCCCTCCCAAAACAAATTTCCTTCTATTATTACTTTAAGTAGCCACTTTCTGTAACCTCCTTCAAGAAGCTCGAAGTATTCGTCACGCATTCCAACAAGACCAAAGCTAAATGATGACCTTACGATTGGCTCTAGTTCGTCTTGACCAAAGTTCCCCCAACGGAATGAGAATCCTGCCGTATCTTTTTTTGTTGCAGACCCGACATATCCAAATTCATAGATTTCTAATCTTATGAGTTGATTAGACTGATCCTCAGTTTCTGAAAAGAATCTAAGTTCATAATCCGCATCACTTGGTGTAAATGTGCCTGTAAGGTTAACTCTGAGCTTGATATCCCTTGACGGCATTGTAAATGTCCAAGGGTTAGTTACCGAAGTCAGGAAACCATTGTTGATGTTGTATGAGCTAAAGCTAAATCCAGAATCAAAGGTTCCTAGAATGGTTAAAGAAGTTCCTTCCTCATAGGATAGTAAAGGAGCTGCACCATTAACTGTGATTGAACCTGTGCCTCCAAATAGTCCCGAAATGAATCTGTATTCTGCCATTGGTCAAAAATACAAAAAAAAATAGGGATTATCTTGACTTATATTTAGTCTTCGATTAGATTTGTCCCAACATGAACAGAACATTGAAAGAATCATCAGAGGCTATTGCCAAGTGCATAGCAGAAATCAGGGCAACTCCTGAGAACATCACAGACGAATTAATCGAGAAAAGTTGCATTAAGTACGATGTCGATGAGGATCGCATCAGAAAAATAGCACTACTCAGAAAAAGAATTTCATAGTAGTTATTTTGGGTTTTTGTTAAGCTAAAAGCCTTGGCCGTGTGGTCAAGGTTTTTTTTATCTTATGTTTCTTCTGATTTGAGCCTGCTGCACAGTAAACAAGATATCATCTCCATAGGAAACTCCTTGAATATTTACATCTATTGCCATTGCTCCTGCTGACATAGAAGTTCCAGAATAATCCATTGATGGAAGTTGAGGTAGAATTACTCCGTTAGTGTTAGGAACAAACAACTCAGGTCTACGCTCACCAACGATATACGCTCTTCCCTTAGATACAGGCCCACCAAACTCTCTTCTGTTTGTAAAGGTAGAGCCTGATCCTGGTGAAGGTGCACCTCCTCCTCCAAAGTTACCAGACAGCTTATTTGCTTGAGATGATACAAAACCAGCTAATCCAACTAAAGCTACACCTGCTGCAATTGCTACTGCTGGATTTAATGTTTCTAAAGCAGTTTTTATTGCTTTTAATGTAACACCTGTAGCAATGGCCAATTGACCTAATTGATTTAATGTTGAAGCTATTCCTCCAAGAAGAGCTGCACCACCAGCTTGTAAAGCATTTCCACCTTCACCTAAAGCCTTTCCAATTGCAAATGCTACATCACCTAATGTATTTTCAATTCCTTGTTCAAGAATACTAGTTGCCTCATTAAGAAACTGCTGAGTTTCAGATAATTTAAGTATAAATTCATTTAGTGAATTAAATCCTTGAGCAGAACCTAGTGCAATTGCTTGAAAAACTTGAGCAGAAGTTAATCCAACTTGATTTAAACTTTCCTCAAATAAAGTAAGCTGCTGACGGATTGCTTCTAAATTCTGAGTATAAATTTGTGAAGCTCCTTGTACAGGGCCTGCTATATCTGCTGATTCTAAATCCCTTCTAAAAAAAGCAGCTAAGCTTTCTCCAAAGAAATTCTCTCTTACTTTACTTAAAATTGTTAAAGAATTAGTTAACTGAGATAAACTTTCTCTTGTTCTGTTAATAGATTCTTCAGGTTTACCATCAGATAAATCAGCTAAAGCTTGATCTAATCCACCATATTGCTGTTTTAATATATCTAATGTTGAAGAATTTTCTTGAAGTGCACTATTAGTTTTTAAAGCAATATTGGAAAAATTATTATTTTCTTGGTTTAACTTTTCTAATGCTGCTGATGTATCAGAATAATCTCTTAGTGCCTGATTTCTATCAGATTGTTTAGTTTCTTTTGCATTTACTTTTGCTAAAGCTTCCGCTTGCTTATTTAACAAGTCATTTCTTTGCTTAAACAATTCATTTTGAGTAAGAAATTCTTTTCTTTCTTTTACAAGTAATAGAATTCTTTCTTCTTGAACTTTAGCAAATGCACCTGAAATTGCTTCAATTTTTGATCTTTCTTCAATTGAGGCAATAAGTAAATTATATGCTTCGCCTAATCCTTCTGTAAGAGCTTTTTCTTTGGTAATATTCCCAATAATTTTAGGATATTTTTCTAATAGCTTATTATATACTACTAATCTTTCATTTTCGGATTTACTAGTATCAATTAAAACAGAATTTAATAGTTCTACTTCTGCTAATTCGTTTGCAGCTGATTTGTTAGATTTTAATCTTGCTGAATCTACTGCACTTAAATTTTTCTCTAAATTATTTAATACTTGATTAAATCTTTCAGTTTCTGATACTGCTTCTTTGGTTTCTTCTGTTGTGTCAAATAAGCCAAGGGTATATGCTTGATAAGCAGCTGTTAAAGCTGAAACTGCAAGAATTGCAAGATTAGAAGGAGTAATTAAAGCAGAAAAGAATAGTTTAAGTTTTCCAGCAGCAGTTGTAGACTTATCTCCTAATGCTACAAATTGTTCACCAAAATTCTGGAGGTTGTTAGCTACACCAATAATTCCAAAAGGAGCATCTTGAATAATTCTACTAAATGAAATAGCTGTTCCAGCAGCAGCACCTGCTGACCTCTTCAAATTATCAAATGATTGAACTGCCGTTCCTCCAAAAGATTTACCTAAAGAATTAAGTCTAGCAAGTTCTTGGTTGGTTTGTTCTAGTTCAGCATTAAAAGCAGCAATCTTTTGCTCATTAGTTGCTTGACTTAAAGAAACTTTTAAGTCTTTAGCTTTAGCAGTTAACTGCTCAATCAATCCAATCTTTCTACGGAATCCTACATTGGATTTTTCAGAATCCGTTGCAGTTTCAGATTCAAATGATTTTAGAGTTGCCTTAGCCTTGTTAATGGCTGATTGCAAATCTTTTATATCGGCAGTTAATCTTATTTGAAGCTCATTCATGTTTCAAAAATACTAATTTTTAGCCATCTTATCTAAGAAGGCTTGTCTACGAGCTTGAATCATTTCTGAGTTGAATTTCTTTCCAACCTTATCAGTAGGTAATGGAAAGTACTGCTGAATGCTTTTATTAGCTTCTTTCTTTGGTATTGAAGTATAAACCTGATATGCCACAAGCCTATACTTTTCCCAATCTCTTGCTTGACTAACATGGTTACCACGAATGGTCAAAATAGTCTCAGCAAAAGTCATTTCATAAAAATTTCGAGGAAGTATGCGAAGTTCACCAAAACATTCTTGGCAAACATCAATCCATGTTAATTTTTTTTTTCCTCAAGAGAATCTTCTGCTGACTCTAATTCCTTCACAGCAGGTAAGTCAACTCCCATAGAAGTCCAAAAAGTTTGCCATACAGAATAGATGTCTTCTTCACCAATCTCAGCAATCCACTCACCAACTTGTTCAACAGTTACAGATTCATCAAAACCAACAACATAGTCATTGCCAATGATACCTGCGTAAATCAATGTCTTAACTAGTAGAAAGTGATTCTTCTCATTAAGTTTCATTATTCGATTTAACAAATCCTCTGTCTCAAAATTAGCATTCTCACCCTTGTAGATAATCTTGGCTAGTTCAATAGCTGAAAAGTTGTTAAACCGCAAAGTTCGGTTCTTACCGCCTATGTTTAGTGTCATTATTCCTGTCATGCCACTAATTTAGGAATAATTGTGACAAGCAAAAAAAAAGCTCCTAAAAAAGGAGCCTTTTTACTAAACACAAACACGAAAACAGAAATTATGATGCAATAGCGTCATCAATCGGGCCAGACCCAGTGATAGTTACAGAGTATGTCTGATATTCAGGAGCAGTTGCAGTTTCGTCAAACTGAGAAATAAATCCTTGTCCGTAACGGATGTAAGTAGAATCTAGAGATTCGATTTTAAACTTCTTAGTTGCTCTTGTGATGACAATATCAAAAATTCCTTCAGCGGAAATTTCGTTTACACCAGGAGTTTTGTTTACATCACCCTCGAAGCTCATAGTCCAAGAGATAGTAGAAGGAAGGTTTCTTACAAAGTCACCTGTACAATCATTGTTGATTTCAGTAGATGCTACGGAAACAGACAAAGACTTTGAGGAAGTACATACCGCCAATTTCCAAGCTGGAGTTGAAGTAGCTGAGGTATCGATGTAAACCCCAAGGCTTTTACTAAATATTTCGTTTGCCATAGTATTTTTATTTTATTATTTCAAAGGTATAAGATTTTTTTTTATTATCAAAGAGGTACAACTATGTGAGAATATGTCCTAACATTTCTGTAAATCCAATACTCACTAGTTCTTAACTGAACACTATCGGAAGTAGCAAGGTTCGTATTGCCAATTTTCCAACCATAAGCGGTAATATTAATGTCTACTTTATTAGTTGGATTTATAATTGCCTCAATATCTTCTGCAATATCAAATGCCTGATCCATTCCAGTTGGCCTAGTAAAGCCAGTTACAATGTCTAAGGTCACATCAGCGTTAAACTTCTTGCAACTTGTGTTTGCAATTTCAGAAGTAGTAATGCTAGAGATAATCACATAAGGATATGGTGCCATCTCAGGAATTGAGAATGCATCATATATTGGAACACCTATTTCTGGATATAGTGCTTGAAAATAACCAGCTTTTAATGCTTTTGATAAATCCATACTCAAAGATAAGGTTTTTTAACGATTTGTAAATCCAAACCTAGAACCCTGTTGCCTAAAGGACAATCTGCATCTGCAATTAATCGTATTAGTCATAGAAGCTCCTTGTGTTGAATCACCAGGATATGCCAACTGCTGACCATTGATAATGAAGTTGTCCTTGATTGGAATAAAGAACTTAGGGTCTGTAAATAGGTGGGCATCTCTAGTTCTATCATCACGGATTGCCTTCCATGCCTTCTGCCAATTTAACCCTGAGCTTTCTAGTGCAAGAAGTTGTGCTTTGCTCATTGCATTGGTAACCTCTGTTCTTGCAATCGTGTTAGATCGTAGCACAAGGTCTGTCTGTCTAATCAACTCAGCTATCTGCTCATTACTTAAACCATTGGCTCTATTGTTGCTAATTAACTCGTTTACTCGCTTTACACCTGTGGATAGTACTTCTGCAATTCTAAAGCCAATGTAGGTGCTAAGAAAGCCATCCATAAGCCTTCTCCAAAACGAAGTCATCTCGTTTACATCCTGTGGTGCGAGAGTACTTGCAACCTCATCAAAGATGTCTTTAGTCTGTATTTCTTGATTGGTGATTGGCTTGACAAACTCATTCCAAGTTAATGTGCCCTCATCCTCCATTATAAGCTGATACATGGCTTGATAGACCATAGCTATACCTTGACTACTTACAGAGCCGATGTCTTGTCCTGACTCA